TGGAGGTCATTTAAGTAGATGGTCACAAATAAAAGGACTTTCTTCAACTGATAAATCTGCTAGACCTACAATTTATAAAGGTACAGTAATGAGTAACTTAGATGATTTATGTGTTTGGAAAGACAAAGAACCCGAACAGTTAAACATGACAAAAGTATCTGATACTGTAGGTGATAAGGATGTTGCAGGGGTATTTTTGGGTTGGGATGAAGATAATACTGTAGAAGTCAATGATTTTTATGTATCAATGACAGGGGATATGGTGATAAGAGTAGCAGCATCAACTACTGTTGCAAGAGGTGATTTATTGATTTCTGCTGGTGATGGAACGGCAAAACCACAAGCTGATGATATTGTTAGGAGTTCTACTATTGCTAAAATAACTTCAACAATTTCTACAACTACTTATGCAGATGGAAGTAAAGCATATCCTTGTGTATTAATGGCTTGTTAATTAGACCGAGCTACGTCTATAAACTAAGCCTAAACCTGTTTTAATCGGAGATTAATCCTAATGGCACTTACAGAGTCAATCGAATACGACAAAATAGAGATCATAGGCCAGTACAAGGCAGTACAGGTCAGAAAAGCAACTGTCATTAAAAAAGATGATGTAGAACTTACAAGGTCTTTTGAAAGATATGTACTTAATCCAGGTACTTTAGATGCTTCAGATAATTTAGTAGATACAGATCTATCAGCAGAACCAGCAGAAGTATCAGCAATATGCACAGCAGCTTGGACAACTGATGTAAAAGCTTTGTGGAAAGCTAAACTAATAGCAGATAAGTCAGTGTAATAAGCCGTATTGCCGTTATACGTTCCAACAGTTACACTTTGAAATAACTACAAAAATTTTATGTCAAAACTATCTGAAAGATGCGAAGAACGTAAAGTAGAAGCACAAGCTCTTGCTGATAAGTACAACGCTGAAAAAGCAGAAATTGATAAGCTTAGAACCGAAGCTAATCAAAAAGAAAAAGAAAATGCTATTGTTTACGAACAATTTATGGTTAAAAATTCTCAATATGCAGAATTAGTTGCATTAGTACAGGAAGAAGAGGGTGTTGAAACTCCAAGCGAAGTCGTAGAATAAGGTTAAACTATTAATAAAAGTAATTTTTAATCATGGCAACAACTACTTGGGCATTAGCTAATGTTGATTATGATGTAAGCGATGGCTTTTGTCATACTGCACATTGGACAGTAACTAGAGTTGATGGAGATTATTCTGCATCATCTTATGGTGCTACAACATTAACAAAACCAGAATCTTTAACAAGTAGAACAGATTTAAAGACAGCAGATATTATTGCTGATGTAAAAGCTGTCCTTGGAACGGATAGAGTTACTGAAATTGAAACTGGATTAACTTTAAAAATAAGCGAAGAAAAAACTCCTACGCAAGGAAGTTTTGTGCCAGCTAGTTAGCCTTATCTGTCAGTTGTCTTGTCATTAATCCTGTGATTAAATATAAAGGGGCTATACTAGGCAGAATAATGAGCATTGATATAATAAGGCTATGACTTATTGCTCGGAGGACAGCTTCACGAACCATGTTAAATAAAATATCATCTATTTTGTCTATCTTATCATTCTTGATAAGCATAACAACTATAGGAGCAGGGTACGCTACCTACAAATGGGTAAGCAGTCCTCAGTTTGAAGCGATGATGTTAGAAAAAATAATGGGGTCTGTAAATAAAATATTACCAAGTCAAATTGATAAAAAATTACCACAAGTAACTGGCCCATCTGTTCCTATTAAATAAATGTTTCTGCCTGTATTTACTGTTTTTTTGGCAATTTTAATTTATTCAGCTTGTGCTTTTGCAATGTATAAATATTTTTCTGAAAAAAACAAGTAATGTAAATTGACTAAAGTTCCAAAAATTCAAATAAAAGAAATATATGTACCGAAAATAAGGCTATGGGAAGTACAGACACCAGTATTAGATATAATATATAAACCAGTTGTAGATATTCCTGGCTGCGTTGATGCTCATAGAAATAATCTTACAACACTTATAAATGAAGATGAACTAGGTACATATCAAGCCTGTGGTACGTTTAGTATTCCTAGTTTTGAACCACTTGAATATAACCCTGCAAATTTTCAATATACAGCACCTGCAAAACAACAAGAACAACAACAAGAACAACCTACACAACAACAGGCAAAAATTCCAGAAAAGAAAAAAAAAGAAGAAATAAAAATAGATCCATGCCCTCCAAAAAATCCACAATTTAGACAAGGTGATTACAGAAATGATAAAAAAATCGAAAGATTGGTAAAATGGGAAAGATCCCCCTCAGATGGTATTACTTGTGTCGGAGTCTGGGAAAAAGTACCATTCAGAGAAAGTTTTATTGGTACGCCTCAAGTTCTTATTTCAACTACTGTGTTGGGTGTGGTTGCTGGTGGCTCTGCATTATTGGCTCCTCTGATAAAAAAGGTGATTTCTGAAATATTTAAAAAGATAAAAAAACAACTGACAAAGAAAAAAGATAAGGTACAATAAATATTACAAGTCTATAATTCGGTCTCTTCCTTAGGTCGATCACCCCCAAACCAATGAGAAGTGCTTTTATAGACAAGGGGGTACTTTTAAGCACGAAGCTGTTGGCAAGTTAGTGTAAAGCCTAACCTCTGTAGCAAAGTAGATCGTGCTTATTCTAATTTATGAGTGTGCGGTAATACCTGACCTTTCTTTGGACTAACTATTACATCTTCACATAATTTGTGGTAGATACTTGATTTTGCATACTCAATGCCCTGAATTTTAAGCTGTCCGCAATTTTTTAGCCTTGCGAGTTCATAGTTGAGGCGTTCCTTAGATAGAATTTGTTGTTGTATTTTTTCTTGTGTGGTAGCAGATTTTAAACATTGATTTTGAAATCTTTGATCTAATGGAAAAGTAAAGGTTAGTGCTGCTCCAAAATTAATGCCAAGACTATCTTTGTTACCACTGTAATTTTCTTTGTAATATAATATCTCACCTGGGTTTGTTAATTCTCCTGTATCTGGGTCAGTAGCATCATTGTATATAGGCGTTAAATATGTGTAGTCTTGTGGGCGTTTTTGGTTAAAAGCCGTAGTTAAAAATGGAGAGAACGACATTTGTGGTCCAGAACATCTTATGCCATTTCCATAATGATTTTCTACGAATGGACCCCCAAGAACCTGAGTGGCAAAATTCGATACACTAGATGAACTTTGAGCGACAGGGGCTGCTGTGGAGGAAGTATTGGCAAATGCTGGACTGCCAAATAATAGGCCTATTATTGGGAGAATATTGTAGTTGTATCGGTTACGCTTTGAGATTCTATGGTGCGTGTTACGTCTGTGACAGATTCGAGGCCAGGTGGCGTATAGACTTCTGTAAATTGAAAGGCATCTCCAGGATTTGTTATTGACCAATTTGGTTTCTCTCCTAAATCTAAACCTGTCCATGTATAAGTAGTACCATTAATATTTTCGGTGACAGTTGCATTTGGAGCAGATATAGTTGTTCCATCATGTTCGATACCTGATCCTGTAACTGAATATGTGTATCCAGAATTAAAGTTTGATGTTCGTATAGATTCCGTAATAACTGTAGAGGTTTCTGTTCGACTACTACTCGACCCTTGGGTAAAGGAAGGAACCACAGGCACAGCATAGATAGGATTAGATATAAATAAAACAAACGCTAATGCCCTCCACATCAGTCAATGGTCAAATCAGTAACAAAAGAACCAGTAAGGGTAACACCTGTACCAGTTCCAGGTGTAAGGGTAATACTATGATTATCTAAACCAACTGTAGCTGTGCCAACACTTGCTGATTCAGTTGAAGTGATATTTGAGAAGTTTGGAATCTCACCAACTGTAGCTGCTGCGGAAGGAGTAGAATCACCTTCAACGTAGCTAGTAGCATAACTGAAAGCTGACCCTGCACTTGACTGAGAAACAGAATCTGGAAATGTAATTGATGGAACGCCATCTGAGGTAGTTCCAAAACCTCCAACAGAATTTGCATCATTAGAATCTAGTGTGGTCACACCGCTTCCTGAGATGCTGTAAGAACTAGAAACTTTTTCTGCAATACTGCCAGCCGATACTGCCTCAAGTTGCACAGATGAAGATATTGAATGACTGATGCCTCCAGCGTAAGAGGCTGGAATACCAGCAAGCAGCAAAAGTGGTAGAAGTTTTTTCATTTTTTTACAACTCCAACTTTAGAGTCTTTGTTATCTACTATAGTATCTTTTTTCTTTTTTATCGAAAACCCAAGTGACGCAGTGGAAGCACTGAAAATACTTGCGATAAATGTCGGATCAAAATCTACGATCTTTTTACCAGATGGCGGTTCGTAGTATGAGAGAGACAATAGCGTTGCAGACCAAAGAAGTACACAGACTTTAACAATGGTTTCAACTTTACTTGGTTCTTGATCTTCCATATAAAAAAAGCTGCTTGTGGGTATCTCTAAGCATTGACCACTGCTTAACAAACAGCTATGTGCCAAATGTAGCAATTATT